AAAATCTATTAAAGAATACAGTTACGAAGTTTTAGGTTATGATTACCAAGAATATAAATTTGGCCAATCCTGGACCAGTTATAAGCACCCAGGTCAACAGCATACTATGCATGGTCATCCTAATAGTTTAATTTCAGGAGTATTTTATTTTGGAGAAATAACAGATGAAACTCCTTCAATTAGATTTCATAATAATATGTTTGGGGTTAATACTGCTATAATTAGACCTAAAATGAAAAAAGAATCTAGGAAATATCTACATGAACATTTTTCTATTAATGCTACTCCTGGATTACTACTTTTATTCCCTTCATATTTACAACATTCAGTACCTTTAAACAAAAGTAATCTTACTAGATGTAGTCTAGCCTTTAATTCAGTACCTGTTATAGGGTTTGGTGAAGAAGAAAATTTAACAGAATTAAAATTTTAATATGGAACAAGGTTACACTTATCAACCTAAAATGGTAAATCTTAAAGGAGAAAAAATAGATAAATTTGTTCCTGTTAAGCCAAAAGAAAAATACTTTATTTGGCATATTCAAGGAGGTTTAGGTAAAAATATAGCAGCAACTTCTTTATGTCGATCTATTAAAGAAACTTATCCTGATCGTAAATTGATTATGATAGTATCTTATCCTGAAGTTTTTTTAAATAATCCATATATTGATCGAGTTTATAATTTAGGGCAATCTCCATACTTTTATGAAGATTATATTGAAGGTAAAGATGTAATAATATCACGCCATGAACCTTATAACCAGACGGACCATATAACTAAAACAAAACACCTAATTGAAAACTGGTGTGATTTGTTAAACATACCATATACTGATCAACAACCAGAGATTTATCCTAACTACCCACAAAAAATGCTTTTAGGTCTTTGGCAACGTTCAAAACCTATTATGGTATTACAAACTGGAGGTGGTCCGATGCAAGGTCAAAAATACTCATATTCTTGGACTAGAGATATGCCTATTGAAGTAGCACAATCCATAGTTCAAAAATTTAGAGATCAATATCATATTATACAAATTACTCGTCCTGATGGGTATTCTTTAGAAGGAGTTGAAAGATTTGATCAACCCCTTTCTAATTTAGAGTTATTTGCTTTAGTAGCGGCCTCCAAAAAAAGAGTACTTATTGATTCTAGTCTGCAACATGCCGCAGCAGCATTTAAACTTTCTTCAACTGTATTATGGATAGGAACTTCCCCAACAGTATTTGGGTATAAATCACACACTAATATCTCAGCTGAATTACCTAAAAGAGCTAACCAATTAATAGGTTCTTATTTATTTGATTACCAATTTGAAAACAATATTCATGAATGTCCCTATATGGATGTAAAAGATATGTTTGATCTAAACCAAATATTATCTAGTATATAAGATGAATCAAAAGTTATTTATTCAATCTTCTATGCCTCGAGCAGGTAGTACCCTACTCCAAAATATAATGGGGCAAAACCCCAACTTTTATGTTACCCCTACTTCAGGAATGATTGATTTAGTATTAGGAGCTAGAATAGGGTATAATGATAATCAAGAGGCTAAAGCAGGAGACCCTGAACTTTGGAAAAAAGGATTTTATAGTTTTTGTAAAGAAGGATTAAAAGGTTATATGTCAAGTATAACTGGCAAACCTTATTTTTTAGATAAAAGTCGAGGTTGGTTTGGATATTATTCTCTTCTAAATGAAATTTACCCTAACCCTAAGTATATAGTAATGGTTAGGGATTTAAGAGATATAATAGCTTCTATGGAAAAGAAATTCCGAGCTAACCCTGATGTAAATGATGGTGTTTTAAATAATTCAACTCTACAAGGAATAACTACTCATCAAAGAGCTGAACAATATCTTAAATCTCACCCCGTAGGTTACCTTTTATTAAAATTAAATCAAGCTCTTTTAGATAAAACGGCTCATAATTTTTTATTTGTTAGATATGAAGATCTTTGTTCCCATCCAGAAGAACAATTATCTTACATATACCAATATTTAGAAATTCCTTATTTTAAACATAATTTTAGTCATATTCCTCAAATTACAGTAGAAGATGATACTGTACATGGAATATATGGAGATCATAAAATAAGAAATACTCTTAAGGCTTTACCTAATGATTCTAAAGAAATATTAGGAGATTATACTTACAATTGGATATATGACCAATATAAATGGTATTTTGATGTTTTTGGTTACACTAAATAATAAAATATGAAAAAATTTTGCATTTCTACTTTAACTCATAATCTAGAATCTAGAAAAGATTTATTAAAAAATACCGTAAAACTCTTAGTAAATAATAGTTCATATCCGGCTTTTGATTGGTTTGTTCTTATAAATGGGTATGATGATGGTTGGGACCAAGTAATACAAGAATTAACGGATTTATACCAAAATAAAATTAATTTTAAATTTATACTATCCGAAAAAAATTTAGGAGTAGGTGGAGGTATTAACCGTTTAAATCAAGAAACACAAGACTACGAATATGTTCTTTTTCTAGAAGGCGATTGGTATTCAGTTAATACCAAATTTTCAGGACTCTCAAAAGAATGGATTCAAGAATGTTTGAATTATTTAGATAATAATCAAGAAGTAAGTCAAGTTATACTCAGAAAATACATTCATGACACTGATGATAGAATGTATGGGTATGGGTATTGGATTACCCCCGAAAATGTATTAAAAGTTGATGGTAATTTTATCCACCTAAAACATAAAAAATACACCAACAACCCAGTTATTAGAAGAACACAACATTTTTTTGAAAAAGGTATTTTCCCATTAAATGAATTCTTTAAAGAAGATGGTAATTCTTTAGAAGTAAAAGGTAACCCAGAATGGGGACAAGCCGAAATTATTGCTGAACCTAAAGGATACCAATTAAACTCAGTATATCTTGGTTTTGGTATTTTTGTTCATGGAGATGGTTGGCACTACGGTACAGATTGGGATAATATGGAACCCAATGGTTGTGGTAGTTGTAAATATGGTTTAATTTATCCTAACAAATATTGGTGTTCTATGTGTAGTAAAAACAATAATTTTACTTATTTTGCTCAACATCAAACCAAATATGAAACTTGGTTAAGAGAAATGCATGGTAAAGGTTATACTAGTGCTCCTGAATATGATGAAGTTAGATTTAATGCTGCACGAGAAGGAGTAGAAAATCCTCAAATGACTATAGAAGAACTAAACACTAAATTTAAGTAATGAAACTTAATATTATTACTCGTTGTACTCGATTACAACATTTACTTACTATAAAAGATTCAGTATTTCAATATCCTGAAGCTGATATAACCTGGCACATCTTATTTGATACTTCAGTGTTAAAAGATATTGAATTTGATTTATTGCAAAAGTTACAAAGTAGTAAAACTATATTTCATTTTATAGAAGGTAAAGAAGGTGACTTACTTTATCCTCAGTCAATGCAAGTAGTTAAAACTATAAAAGAAGGATATGTTTATTATTTAGATGATGATAATATTCTTCATCCTGATTTTATTCCTGTAATGTCTAAAATCGTTAAAGAATCTAAAATTTATGTTATAGATCAGTTTGTAGATAAAAAAGATTTTACAGGTTTAGAATATAGAGTAGCTTCTCCTAAAAATACTAGATATCAAGGGATTGACATGGCTCAAATGTTAATTCATTTTAGTGCTTTTGCTCGATACGAGTTTATAGGTGATTACGCTGCAGATGGACATTTTGCTGAAAAAATTTATAAAGAAAATCCATCATGGTTTGAATATATAAATCAAACTTTAAGTTATTATAATTATTTAGTTAAACCACCCAAAGCAAAAGAAACAATTAAATGACTATGAAGCTGAAGAATTAGATGTTAGGTATGAAAAAACTGATGAAAATCTACTTGAAATTCTTACCACATTTATCCCCGATTCTATAGTAACAGTATCAGATAATTTTAATGATTTTCCAATTTTAGCATCTCAACCTTTTGAAGTAAGAAGAAAATGGATTAATCTTCAAGAGGTAAATAATTGGGCCGGCCAAGCTGCGTATCATTGTGCTATGGATAGTATGTTAAAAAATGAAAATACTCAGAGTATTTCGTATTTTACTCCTATTTACAACACAGGTAAAAAATTATACCATACTTATGACTCTTTAAAAAACCAAACCAATAACAATTGGGAATGGGTAATGGTAAATGATTCAACTGATGGTGGGAAAACTTTAAAAATAGCTCAAGATATAGCATCTAAAGACCCTAGAGTTAAAGTATACGATTTTAATCCTAAAAGTAAGGGTGTAGTAGGAGAAGTTAAGTGGAGAGCAGCTTGTATGTCCCAAGGATTCTTATTAGCTGAACTTGACCACGATGATTATTTAACCCCAGACTGTACTCAAGTACTATATGATGCTTGTAAAGCCTACCCTGATGCTGGATTTTACTATACTGACAGTGCCGAGGTAAATGAAAAATGGGAATCATTTTCTTATCCTCCGGGATTTGGAATGGGGTACGGTGCATACCAAAAAGAAGTAGTTATGGATCATGAATTTGATTCGTCAATTGCTCCTAATATTAATCCTAAAACTATCCGTCATATTGTAGGAGTTCCAAATCACGTGCGTGCTTGGAGAAGAGATGTTTATTTTGCTATTGGTGGACACAATCGAGGTTTAACAATTGCTGATGATTATGAATTAATTGTTAGAACATTCCTCAAAACCAAAATGTGCCATGTAAATAAACTCTGCTACCTCCAGTATCTATATAACAATGGTACTGTAATGAATACTCATGAATTATCTCGTAGAGATATTCAACGTCGAGTAAGGACTATTAGAGACCACTATAATGATGCTATAAAAGCACGTTTTGAAGAATTAGGCAAAGAAGATTGGGCTTACGGTATTAATAATAATTTTCCTTGGGAAATTCCTTCAAGATACGGAGATGAAGAAGGATATGTTAATTATAAATTTTATCCTAAATTATGATTAGCATTGTAATACCTACTTTATGGAAAGCTAAAGAAATTTATGAAACTATAATTTCTTTTAAAAAATATAATAATATAGGAGCTGAATTAATTATCATTGATAATGCTAATTCTACATTTCAAGATTTATCTTTAACAGTAGTTAAACCCCAAGAAAATATAGGAGTCAACCCAGCTTGGAATATAGGTTCAATTTTAGCTAAACATGAGCATATTTTATTTTTAATTGATGATTTAACTATAAATTTTAAATTATTTTTTAACTTTGTAAAAACATTAGATAACTTAGATTATGGACTCATTACTTTAGATAAAACTTTATTAGCAGTTTTAGAAACTAATAATGATAGTGATATATTAAAAATAGAACCATGTGAGTCTAAATTTAGTGGGTTTGGTTGTTTTATGATCATTAAAAAGAAACTATATCCTATTGTACCTCCCGAATTTAAAATTTTCTTTGGTGATTTTTATTTTCATTTTGTTTTAGAAAATGTACTTAAATTACCTATACTATACATTAAAGGATTAAAAACTAAAGGTAGAATAAGTGTTACCTCTAAAGAAATAACAGTTAATGATGAAGAACAATATTGGAATGATGCTATTAATAGAGCTCGTAAATTTTATGAACCTTTAACAACTAATTAATATTTATAACATATGGAAACAAAAGTTTTAACACAAGAAGAACTTAATAATTTAATTGAGCTTAGACAATTACAAAACTCAGCTTTAAGTGAATTAGATTCTATAGAATATAAAATCACGCTTTTAGAAAATAATAAAGCTAATTTAAAAAATCATATTGTAGAATTAGAAAAAAGAAGTGTTGATTTGGGAGTTCAATTATCTGAAAAATATGGAAGTGGAACTCTTAATTTGGAAACTGGTGAGATTGTTATAGAGTAATCTATTAAATCTAATTATACCCCAAAGGTTATATTACATACTTTTGAAAAAATTTCACATATTTATAATAAAACTAATAATATAACTTTGCAATGGCAGAAACTTTAATTTCACCTGGGGTATTAGCTAGAGAAAATGACAATTCATTTATTACTCAGCAACCAGTAACTGTTGGTGCAGCTATCATTGGCCCTACTGTAAAAGGCCCAGTAGAAATCCCAACTGTAGTTACTACCTATTCTGACTACTTAAATAAATTTGGTAGTACTTTCTTAAGTGGAGGTATTGAATATAGCTACTTTACTTCGATTGCTGCTTACAACTATTTTCAACAAGGAGGAGAAAGCCTTTTAGTATCTAGAGTAGTATCAGGATCATTTACTTCAGCTACAGCTTCGATTGCAAGCTCTGGTTCAGGTGTTTCATTTACTTTAAAAACTATCTCTGAAGGTACCATCATGAATAACAACATGGGTACTGAAATTAGTGGTGCTTTAGTAAGTGGTTCTGCTGATAACGTTAGATGGCAGATTGTTGGTACTGATAACAGTGCTGGTACTTTTACTTTACTTATTAGACAAGGTGATGACAATACTGTTGAACCAATCGTTCTTGAAACTTGGTCAAACATATCATTAGACCCAACCCAACCAAACTTTATCGCTAGAGTAGTAGGTGATAGTTACCAACAATTCAGTTCAACTGATGGAGCTCATATTGAAACTCTTGGTAACTATCCAAACCAATCTAGATATGTTTATGTAGATTCAGTTAACAGCCCAACTCCATACTATTTTGATAACAATGGTAACTTTAAACCACAATACACCTCTTCATTACCTGCTGTAGGTAGTGGTTCATTTGGTGGTGCTGTAGGTAATTTGTTTGGAGCCAATGCTGCTTTTTACAATAATGTTAGTGGTTCAACTAATTTACAAGGTATAGCTGCTTCTGACTACAATAACATGATTAGCTTAATGGCTAACCAAGACGATTACAGATTCAATGTAGTTACAATGCCTGGCTTAACCATAGCTGATAACGCTTCTCAAACAACTACTTTAGTAAATAATATCCAATCTAGAGGTGATGCTATTGTAGTATTAGACCCAAGACCATATGGTGATACAGTTTCTGAAGCTGTAACCTCAGCAGCTGCTGTTAATAGCTCATACGCTGCTACTTACTGGCCTTGGTTACAAACAATTGATCCAGGTACTGGTCAATTAGTTTGGGTTCCAGCCTCAACAATGATCCCAGCAGTATACGCCTTCACTGATAACGTAAGTGAGCCATGGTTTGCACCTGCAGGTATTAACAGAGGTGGTTTAGATACAGTAGTTAGAGCAGAAAGAAAGCTAACTCAATCACAACGTAATACACTTTACACAGGTAATGTAAACCCAATTGCAACATTCCCAGGTACTGGAGTTGTAGTATACGGTCAGAAAACATTACAGAAAAAAGCATCTGCACTTGACCGTGTAAATGTACGTAGATTATTAATTGCCCTTAAGTCTTACATTTCTCAAGTAGCTAATAACTTAGTGTTTGAACAAAACACAATCGCTACAAGAAACCAATTCTTAAGCCAAGTTAACCCATACTTAGAATCAGTTCAACA